CCCTGGGCAGGGAGGGCAAAGCCGCTGACAACGGCCACTCTTGTAAAACTACTCTGGGAATGTCTCAGGGTCGACAGTCTGGAGAGATCGGATGGTAACAAAGACTCGCGTCAAAACCAGGAGTGCGCCGTGTTCACTTAGCGGTTACCCCTGGGCTCCCAATACAGTTTATTTCTGTAGTGAGAGCATGATCGATTCTTCTCTGACGGGCTCTGCCCGTACAGAGGTCGATGCCGTGGATGCGTTTCTTAAACGCCCCACAACCCACATCGACTTTTACCGTGCGCTTCAGCAGTCTAACAAGACTGCTGGCGATGCCGGCATCGCAAACTTCGACGTGAACAGAACAATGTACACGTGGACGCCTGTGAATGGGAACCTGAATTCTTCAGGTTTTCCTGTGGTCGGCTTTGTCATGCGCACACCCGAACTGTCTGAATTCCCTTCGCTTACACCTTTCTCAAAGCCAAATGCGGCTCAGATTAAGGTGAATGGACAGGGGATGTACCTGCGTGCCCTACCAAATAGGGACCAGGCAGCTTTAGGAACTGTGCTTGGAGAGATCGTCGATAACCCCGTAAGGGCTCTCGCCGTTCCCGGTCAGGCATTGCTCCGTGCTGCGAAGAGCCGTGGGCGCTTCGTACCTCAGCTTGGCTTTGTCGCCAAGCCAATTCAGCAGCGTCATCGACTTGTAAAAGGCATGCCTCTCGAAGAGGCTCGTGCCGCAGCCGATGACTATCTCACGTACATCTTCGGGGTTCGTCCAACTGTCCAGGATCTGGATAAGTTAGCGGAGAGCCTCACCCGTTCTCGGCAGATCGCCGAAACGGTATCCCGTACAGGGATGAAGAAGGTACGTCGAAGGAGAGAGCTCCCGATTCAAACCCGGGCCGCCTCTTCGGTGTCAAATCCTACGTGGACCTTGATGTATCCGACGGGTAATACCATCGGCATCTATGGGACACGTACGCGGACGGTAGAAGCCACTCAACATCAGTGGTTTTCTGCGAGCTTCCGCATGTCTGTATCTGATACAGACAACTGGCTGGGCCAGTGCAGCGACCTTTTCCATACCATTGACCGGATAACCGGCATTGGTTTGGATGTTAAGGTTGCATGGGATTTGATCCCTTTCTCCTTCATGGCAGACTGGTTCGCGAATACAGGCGATTATCTTGAGAATCGTGCAACAATCGCGGACTACAACATTGCCTGCGAGTATGGTTACTATATGTGCCATACTCGTCTCCAGCACACACTGATAGCATCCGGTCGGTTTGGCCCTTACGGGTATCCCGCCGGGGGATCCTCAGTGTCCACATCGTGGACCAGTCTCGTTGAGACTAAAATGAGGAGACCTTGCAACGCATTCGGATTTAACACTCCGGATACAATGCTGAATAGCTACCAGTGGGGCGCACTCACAGCCTTAGGCTTGAGTTGGGCCCCTGGATCACCACCTAAGAAAAGATCTTAGGTGTGGCAAGTCCTCGTTGAGAAATGCTTGACGAGTCGGGTACCTTAAGGAGGTAACCCACGCCCCTTGAAAGGAGCACACATCATGGCACTTGCTGATCCTCAGTCGATCCCTGGATCGCCCGTCATTTCTCTGGCTCGTATCTCTACGAGTCTCGGAAGTTTCGGTTCTGACGACTCCACGTACGAACTCTCCATCGACCACTCTCGCAATTCGCGAGCTCGACACATCGTCAAGCTCACGCAGCGCAAGATCTCGGCCGATCCGCTTCTGCCTTCGCAGAACCGAGAGTACAGTCAGTCCGTTCACATGGTGATCGACCACCCCAAGCAGGGGTTCTCGAACACTGAAGTGACCGCTCTGGCTGTGCGTTTCGCGGCGTACGTCAGCGTGGCCGGCTTCAACGCCAGCCTCGTACAAGGCCAAGCTTGACACCATGGATGGTTTTCCCTTGCGGGAGCTCCTCCTGGTGATAGCTGCGCTCTTGTCGATCCAGACTCGCCGGAAGCATAAAAGCAACCGGAAGACCTGATCCTGGTGCTATGAGACCTTGGATGTCTTACCCTTAAGGAGGGTGACATGAAAAGCCTCGTAGCTCTGACCTCCGCCTTTTTGTTAGAGGCGGCCAATCAGTACTTTCTCGACCCCTCTCGTGATCTTGAGACCATCACGAGACGACATAGTCAAGAGGGTGATCCCTTCTTGACTATCACACTGGATGCCTATAGAACTGCCTTCGAAGCAGCCCTAGAAGCAGGCACCTGGGACAACATCAGTATTCCGGGTTTCCGGACTGATGGACAGCTCCCCGCTTTTCTGCGAGGTTTTGTCTCCCTAGTGTTCCAGAGGAACGGACGAATACGTTCGACGGTGGATCCCAATGTCATCATTTGCATTAGACAGATAACTGGCGCTTGCGCCAAGATGTCTGTCGAATGCAAGCCTGAGTATGTCAAACGCGCTGCTCGCGATTATCTTGCGATCGACGCTCTGGCAACTTCTCGGGCTACAGCTGATCTTAAGGCTGTATTTGCTGACCTCTTCGATCCAGTGCTCAAGGATGTCCTCGCGGACATCGACTCTTTCTCCGTGCTTGTGAAACACGGAGACGGAGCCAGCCAGGATAAACTTCTACCGAATTCTAGGTGGAAGTTTGCCCAATGGGACGAGAGATGCGAATCTCTCTTCCCTTCCCGGCTCTATGCGCACGTCAACGACAGACATACGTCTGTCGCGCCGATCGTATACTGCACTGCAGAAACGTCACCTGTGAAGGTCGCGTTCGTCCCAAAAACAGCGAAGGGTCCTCGGACTATCGCTGTTGAGCCCTCGTATCGGATGTATATCCAACAAGGGCTCATGCGGTCGCTGACTGAATCAATAGAGAGACGAGGTTTACCACCTCGATTCTCTGATTCGACCAAGAACCGTCTCCTTGCCCGTGAGGGTTCTGAGACTGGTTTCTGGTCGACTATTGATCTGTCAGCTGCTAGCGATTCTGTCTCCTCAGCTATTGTTGCTGACTTGACAGCAGGGCGCCCGGACTTCCGGGATGCCTTGTTCGCTTGCCGCAGCAGTCAGGCGAAAATGCCTGACGGGACCACCTATACTCTCAATAAGTTCGCGAGTATGGGATCTGCAGTCTGCTTTCCTATTGAATCCATGGTTTTTGCGGCAATTGCCGTATATGCCATGGCACCCCGGTGTCAATCGGGGCGGGTTTCATTACCCATCGATAGGAAAGTCGTCGGTCGAGTAACCGTCTTTGGGGACGATATCATTGTCCCTACGACGGAGTACTCTGCGGTTGTGTCAGCCTTGAACGATTTTGGATTCAAGGTTAACGGGAGGAAGTCCTTTCATCAAGGACGCTTCCGGGAATCGTGCGGTGGCGATTATTACGCTGGTCACTCTGTGGCCTTTGTAAAACTTCGCCAGCCCCTCCGATTCAGCACAACCGATGCCGTGGAGACCTCGTCAACGGTCTCATTCCGCAACCAACTCGCTGCCACTGGCCTTTGGCCAGGGGTAGTACGAGAGTTGGACCGTCATTTTCTTGACGATCTTAAGCTATTCCCTTACGGGACTAGCTCCTCTCCTGGGTTGGTTCGAACATGTTCTCCTTACGGAGCTCATGTCGATCCTCATGTTGGGCGCTTTAACACTTCCCTTTATCGGGCAGAGCAGAAGGCCTTCCATGTGGTTGCCGAATTCGCAGCAGATAAGCTTGACGGATGGTCGGGATTGCACAAATCCCTTCGGTTAGCCGTAAGGCTACACGAACCATCAGTCATTCCTATCTCTTACGAGGTGGCAGGACGAGCCGTGCGCGTCAGATTAAACGCGCGGTGGTTGCCCATCTAGCGATAGATGGGTTTCTGGGGATAATGGCG